CTTCTTCTTCTTGTTGTTGTTCGTTTGCATCGCAGCAGCCTTCTTACCAGCCTTGCTGTACGGCTTACCCTTTGGCATAACAACTCCTAAGTAAAGAGGGGGGCCAGACCCCGCGTCCGGCCCCCCTTTACATTACATCATTAACACTAAATTAGTTAGCGCCAATGCTGGACGAGGTCTCAATCCGCTGGAGCGAAGCCTCACGGAAACGGCTGTAACCGACCAGGTGATACCAGCCGACCGTCTGGAAACGACGGAGGCTGTCAGTCACAGGACCGAACACGACGGACGGGTTCTCACCGAAACCAGCGCCACGGCTGTGAGCCTTGGCAAGCGCCTGCTTACCGCAGATGACGGTGTTGTAGGCGTCCACGGTGGAAGCGCCGCCGTCAGCGGTGAAGTCGATACGCGGGGTCTCGATGAAGTCCACGCCGCCGAAGGTGCCGATGCTGCCCATGCGGACACCAGCGCCGTCCTGACGGATCTGGTACTGGATCACGTCGGTAACAGCGGTGTCCTCACGAAGGTCGTACGACACGTCCGGGTGGATAAAGCCGACGTACACGCCGCCGTCCATCGTCGGAGCCGAATCGCCACGAAGCGCAGCGACAGACTGACGGATGAGCGACGCCGTAATGGTGTCCTCAGCAGCCAGGGTCGCAGTCGAGGTGGCATCGCCGCCGTAGGAGACGTTGCTGCCGCCAACAAGGACATCCTGAACGACCTTGTCGATCGAGTTCGCCATGTTGTAACCGATAATGTTCGCAGCATCAGCATCCACGTTGAGGAACGAGGTGCCACGAAGCTTCGCCGTGGTGGTGACAGCGTTGCCGTACTCGGCAAGGGTCACGGTAACGGTCGAGTCGCCAAGAGCAACAGCGGTCACATCCGACGTCTCGGTCAGAGCCGAAGTGGCCTGAGCAAGATCGTTGTAAATGTTGAACTGGACAGCAGAGCCAGGGTGCGACTGGTTGGTCGACTTAACGTCGGCAACCATTTCGAACATCGGCTGGCTACGCAGCGCGAAGTAGGCAAGCTGTTCAAATGCAGTGGTATCCGAAGACACCGAAGAAGCCTGGGTGTAGGCCATGATTGGGGTCCTTTCCCCTCAGGCCCACCTCAGCTACATCAGACTGCTGCGTTCCAAGTGTGGCCGTGCGCTTCCATCAGCTCTCGCAGTTCGTCAGGGTTTTTTGTCTGACGAATCAGCGTATCGAGTTCAGGATTGGTAACAGGGCCAGCATCGTCAGCCGCCATCGCGATCCGCTGCTCAGCCCCATAATCAATCTGGGGTTGCTGCGCCTGCACCGGCTGTCCGGTGAGGCCCAGTTCGGCAGCTTCTGCACGAATAGCGTCAACAGTCATTTCGCCGTCGTAGCCCCGAATGAAGTACTGGCCCTGCTTTGAGCTTGGGTCAACACCTGCGTCTCGGAACGACAACTCGCGTCGCAACTGTGCCAACTCAGCAACGGCTTCGTCCCCGGCCTTAGCCCGGTCCTCTAGCTCACGTCGCCAGTTTGGCTTCGATTCTTGGCTAACAGAGTCTTCAGCCTCGGTGGGCATTTCATCTGTCATATGTCACTCACCTTCGATACGCGTCTACAACGGTGGAATGCAGACGGAGAATAGGATGGAATAGCTCACCCCGCATGGGGGCCAATCCAGAAATAAAGATATAGCATTACAAATAGCTATGTCAAGTAGCGCGACGCAAACCTGTCGCACCGGCCCCAGTCACAAGAGAACCCATCTGACGACGACCACGCTGCTGCCGTTCCTGACGCAAACGAGCAATGTCAGCAGTCGCCTCAGAATCCAACCCGAACTCTGCCGCAGCCAGCTCAGAACTCGTCACAACGTCTTCTTCACCAATCATCTGCTGCGTCAATCCACGCTGCCCCTGAAGCCGCTCAGTGATCTCACGACGCTGCACATTCAGGTCAGCAAGCTGCTCCGCAGTCGCCCGTTCAAAACCAGTACCAAGCGTACCCAATGCCGCAGCCGACAAACCAGCCGCTTCCAACTGCAACCGCTGTTCAATAACAGTTGTCCCACGCTCAGGGTCTAAGAAATACGCAACTAGCTCGCCATCGTTTTCAACACCAATGCCGTAAAAATCCCGCAACTGTGTCTTCAAATTTGGGTCAACTGACTGAACCGCCGTTGCCGCCATCGAAACACGCTGCCTCATTTCATCTGGTGAAACATCATTGCCAATAAACTCAGCAAAATCATCAGGCGAATCGTAGAAACCCTCAGGAATACCAGCCTTCATCATTACTTCTCGATAATTACGTTCAAGACTGATGTATTCGGCTGGGCTAATTGCTGACATGCCGTTTGCCCGACGCAACTCCATCCCAGAAAAACGGTTTTGAAACTCTTCAGTTTCTCGCAGACGCAACACCACAGCTTCAGCACTAGAACCATCAAGGAGCATGTTGTACGCCGTGTCAGTAAGCCCTTCCAAGCCATACTCACGCAGCTTGTCTTTAATAATTTCCAAAGCGTTCTCGGCATTTTGCAACCGTTCCGCTTCTTTTACATCTGGATCATCACGAACATCTTTAATTGAACCGTCAGACGATTCGCCTGTATCAGTTTCAGCAGCCCGACGCACACCAGCAAGCGCTGCCCTAAACTCTGTCCCTACATCGCCTTCGTAGTAGCTACGCTTAAACGCTTCTTGCCCAGTACCTGGGTCGCGCAACTCCCCAAATCCCGAGTACAGTCCCCTGCCCATTGCGTACTCAACACCAGCGCCGTACTCAGGAATATTCTCTTCCTCTTCAAGAGCGCGCCCCATCACTAGCGCAGCCTCTTCACGAGTCACATCTCGGGCCGCTTGAAAGTCGCCAAAGTTTTCAGCCGTAGTCAAACCTTTTTCTCGGGCTGCAGCAAAAACATCCCTGCTGTCGTCCCCGACTTCCACATCCATATCTTCAAGAACTTGCCTAAACAGTTCTTCACGCGTCATAGCCATCAGGCAACCTCACCAAACGTCCTACCAATAGCGAACGCCAACGCCCTCGCAGAATCCGTACCCTGCGCTGACTCCTGCCATTCAGGCAACCCACGCACATACCTACGCACTTCATGCAACGTCATTGGACGCGGATTCTCGCCCCCAACATCAGGGAAATACTCAATCACATCAGAAAACTCGTCATACAAACTAATGTTAGGACGACCAAGCATTTTCTCAATTTCGTACTTGTACGGCGCAAAATACTCTTCCGGCGTAAACCCATTCTTGATTGCGTTCTCAAGCGTCGGAAACTTTGACAAAGCATGTTCTTTAAAATACTGCTCCATCTTTTCTGACGACCAATCACCCAAATAAATTTTCTGGGCATATTCGCCAGCCGCATCCGTACCAATCGGCACAAAGTATTTGCGAGACATTTCTTCAATCTCATCACGGGCAGCAGCAAATTTAGAAATAGAAGCCCCGCCAGGATCAAACGGAGTGCCAGCCCCTTCAAGTCGCTCAATGATCATATCCCGAACAGTTTCAGTGTCTGACTCGTCGCCAAGACGCATCAAATCAGCAGCAAGTTCCTGCCTGTCAGCATCAGACATTTCCGCACCCAAGAACTGCAACTCTTCACGAATGACATCCATTGTCGGCTCGACATATTCAAGCCGTTCAAGATCAGTTAAATTCGCATAAGTAACATCGAACTTTCGTGCCTGAGCATCAGTTGTCTGCCACCATTTAGTGTTCTTAAGTGCGCCTTCAATCCTGCTCGGATCTGTAAGGCCCTGCTCGACAATAACGTCAAGAACGTTTTTGACAACATCCGCATTTTCATCGTCGGCTGTCGTGATCTGATTAGTAGCAAGGATTACGCCAACCTGCAGGTCAGATGCGTGCTTATCCAGAAAGAATTCAAATCCGCCAAATTGGGTCCGAAGAAACTCTTCTACTTCTGCGCGATCAGCAGCTTGCGTTTCTGCAAGTGTTGGACGAGAAAGCTGGCCAGAAGGCTCAGTAGCACCAGTTGTACTTAGTACTGCAACAGCTTGGTCAAGAGTCAACCCCAAGTCCAGCAGGGCTTGAATCTGCTCACCCACATTTTCCGTTGAAGGTGTAGTGTCAGCGGTAATGTCAACGCCGTACATCGCCTGTTCAAACCTTGCACGTTGCTGTTCGGCTGACGCAAAAGTGCGTTTTTCTTCTGGTTCAGCAGGTCGCTGCCGCAACGCAGCCATGCCTTCTTCAAACGATTCGCGAGCGTTACCTCGTCCTCGCACACGCATGTTGCGAGCAGTCAAACGCGCTTGTTCCAAAGCATCAGGCCCGGTCGGTGTAATAGCTTGTGCACGCATCCGAGCACGAGCCATGTCTTCTTCCAAACGCGTCCGTCGCTCTACTTCTGCGTCATACGCACGCTGCTCACGAAGAATCCGATTTCGCGCGTTAGCGGATTTGATTTCTGGAGACAACTCAGGGCGTGGCCCCATTGTGTCCAGACGATCTGACGGCGGCAACTGAAAAGCTGGTTCGAATTCCGAACTCGGCAGCTCTTCTGCGACTTCCAAACTTGCAAGCCGCTCACGAGCAGCCGTAAAAGGTGTAGGCCTTGTAACTGGTTGCCGTGGAATTAGTTCTTCAAGTTTTGTTGGATTGTTAAACTCGTCAATAACTTCACGAACATACGGGTTTCTTGTATCGCGAGAACCAGGCAGCGAAGACTTCAGCTTGTTATAAAGTTCAGAGTTGTACTCGGACAAAGTAGCAACGATGCGTGCAGGTTCTTCAGAACGAAGCTCTGTTTCATATCGGGTTCTATCTTCGATCTGCAGTTCTAGATCGTTAGTTTCCCATTCCTGCCCATCAAAAAAATCTTCAGTAACCGACTTGTACCGTCGAGCCGACTTCAAGAAGTCATCGTAATAAATGCCTGCACTGATCTGTTGACGATCTACAAATTCTCCGCCTTCAACAAATCCGTCGTTGACCAGCTTCCTAACTAGAGATTCCACATTGTAAATGCCAGAAAACTCATTGCCTCTAAGAGAAGCGTTAACTTGAGTTTCGCCAAGAATCAACGCACGAATATCTAGATTAGGGTCGATACGCAGAAGCTCATCCATAAACTTCTTAGTACGGCTATCTTCCCGAGTGATGTCAGCAAAAGGATCAGCAGCAAGAAGCTCAAGATGAGTCGTCAAAGTCTGACTCATCAAATCCAGCTCATCAAGAATTTGCTCAATCGAAGAATCAACAGCTTCGTTTAGCTCTTTCCACTCGCCCGAACTTGCGCGGTAATCTTGACCATCAGACATTGCTACGCCTTCCCCAAACGACTCATAATGACCTGCATTACAGCATTGCGAGCTTGATTCATATCCATAGCCTCAGCTTCGACTGGAGAAGCCTTTCGCTGGAATGCCTCAGCTTCAGCCGCAACATTCACAGACAAACCCTTTGCCTGCATATTATGAATTCGCTTAACAAATTGCTGCTGTTCACGTTTAGACGCCTTGCGACCCAACGTGCTCTTTGATTCTTCCTTAAGAGAACGCACCAACCCCTGCGGATTAGCCCACTGAATTACACGGCCCCCCGTTTGCTTTTCTTTAGCAGCTTCAGCTTTAGCAGCAGCAAGCGAAGCCATGACCGTATCGCGATCAGAATCGCCAGCTCCCATAAGAATTTTCAAAAACGTAGTTTCAAAACCAAGTTCAGTGCCTTTAGCAGCAAGGTTGATTGTTTTATCAACCAACGCATTAAACACAGCTTCATTACGCTCAAGGTTGTCATCAAATACGTCGTCAATGTCATCAAAAACGTCAGCGCCATACATTTCCATGGCCAAAGCATCTTTATCGTCGTCGTCTAGACTTTGAAGAATCTCACGAACATCCGTAAGACGAATTTCTTCAGGCCTCATAATTGTTTGCTGAATAGGCTCAGCTTCAGGCCGCATAATAAACGACCCAGCGCTAGCTACAAGCTCCTCGCCATAACCAATCAAAGGGTTATTGGCATTCGATTCTGGAGTATCGAACATAGAAGCAAATGTCAGCAACAATGCTTCCAAATCTCCAACTTGCATTGAAGGGTTTAGAGAAGTTTGAGTTTCTTCGCCATTAGACATTAATCAAAAACCCTTCAGGCCAGTCGTTTGATTCGATAAACGTTTCTTCAGAAATCATATCTCTTGTAAAGTAACGATCAAAGACCGCAGAGAATTGAGGATTCAAACTCATTTGAGTTCGTACTTCCTCCCAGACTGCCAACAAATCAGCATTAGACCTGCTGTTTTCCAATTGAGCAGAACCGCCGTCACGTTTACGCTGCTCCAACTTGCTTTGCACCCACATGCGGGCACGGTAATATTCTGCAATATGGCGCGCTGAATCGCGTTGTGCAATAACAGGGTCAGAAAGAACCTTGATAAACGCGTCGTTAATAGAATTACGTTTTTTAGGAGACGAGTTTACGTCGTTATATTCAGCAGCCCAAGATGGATTGGCTTTCGCAAGTTCATCAATTTTCAATTGCTTGATTGCAGATACTGCCCGCAGGTGTTTACTGTTCAAGTTGGTCGACAAGCCAGCAGCAGCAGCTTCGTCCTGCTTACTTTTAACCCAATCAGAAAGTTCGCTGAATGAACGCCAACCCAAACGAGCCTGATTTGTTTCAATCAACTCTCGGCCAGTAAACAATTCGCGTCGCATTACCTTAGAACCAGGCGAAACAGGTTCAAGGAACTGCGCATTCTGCACGGCTTGGCTATAACGCAACTGTTCTAGATCAGAGCCAACAGCGCCGACAACGTAAGCGCCAACGCCAGAATCACCAAGAACTTCAATCAAATCCTTATGCTTTTCGCGACGTTCTTCAATTGTTACTGAAGCAGGCAATCCGTCGTTTGAACGGCTCAATGCGCTGGTCAAAGCAAAGAAATCTTCACCGTACTTGCTCAAGAACATATCTTCTGCAATCAGCTTGCCATGTTCCTTTTGCAACTCACGATATTCTTGCTTAAGGGGTTCATAAGGAGAAATCATGGTTGTTGAAGCGGGCGACAACAAAGCCGTTCCAAACTTGAAAGCAAACCATTGATCTGCTCGGCTGTTCGCTTCTTCTTCAAAGTCACGCCAAACAGTTTCATCGGCCCAGTCAATAAACTCGCCAGAAGCTTGAGCTTCAATAACCAGATCACGGAACATGCGGGTTTGAACAGCTTCGTACCTGTGCGTCTCACGCATTACGTCATCTACAGCTTTAGCCCATGACGGCAGGTTGGCCTTAATAAGCCGATCGAATGTGCCGCCTTGTGGATGACCAAAGGGGAACAGGAACGACATTGTGTCTTCAAGCTGCGGGTTACCAACGATTGCTTCCCGAACAGGGATTGTGATCATTGGACCAACGCCAGGGCTGCCTTCCAACATTGTGTTGAGGCTGTCTTTGGAGAATCGAACTGTGTTGTTCGTGCTCCGCAAAGGAAGAGGGATTAGCCTGTTCTTTACGGATTCAGGCATTACGTCAAAGATGGTGCGTTCTTCGCCCTCTTCGTCATACGCAGGACCAGTCAAACGGAACGTCACATACGTGTTGCCGTTTTCATCTTCTACCTCAGACAGACCAAGCGCTGACGCTTCCCATTCTTTAGAGTAAAGCCTGCCAACGTTTGCAACGAACGTCGGGTTATCAGCAGCAATGCCCGACCAACGACCAATTACTTCTTGCCACGCATTCAAGAACGGTGACACGTTAGCAAGCACTTCTGCAACGCGAGTTGTTTCACGCAAATCGTAAAGCAACTCACGAGTTTCGGTCAAAGCCTGTTCACGAGCAAAGTTTTCAATTTCGTTGATCTTCTTTTGAGACAACGAAATCTGCTGAGCATCATCAACCATTGGACTAATAATGCGACGCAACTCGCGCTGATAAACACTGGCAAAGAATGGGTGACGAGAAAGCTGATCTGACGGAATCTCTGCCAACACAGAGAAAATGTTGTCAAACTTTTCGTCTACCCAACCGCGAAGTTGCTTTTCAGACTGACCAGTAATCGTCTTTGGAGTAAAGGTCTTGCCGAAACCTGGATGAGTTTGACGAATGTGTTCAATAGCTCTGCGCTGAACAAAATTGTTCAATGCTTCTTCAGTTTCAAATCTTCCACTTGCTTCCAAACCACCACGAGGCGGTGTTTTTACTCCAGTTTCAGGATTTACCATTCCTTCAAGATGCTCATCCCAAATTCGATTCCAGTCATTCTGGTCAACGTTCCATCCAATATCGCCAGCAGCAGCACGGTTTCGTTGATCTGGGAAATATTGAGGCGGAAGAACCGAATCAAACTCTTGAACAATTTGTTCTGCCAAACGACCGTAATCGTCTGAAGTCAAATAACGATTCATTCCAAGATCAATAGAGTTTTGTACCAAATCAGTAAACATCTGAGGATCATTACGGAACAATTCAGTAAGTTTCGCAATGCGAAGTTGTTCATCAGGAATATTTGACCAAACAGCTTCGTAGAAAGGCTTGCCAGCATCGTTAGTCGTTAGACGATTAAGCATGGCTGAAAAACCAGTTTGCCATGCCTCATCACTTGGACGTTCTAGAAAGTCTCGGATTGCGTAGTCAGGAGCATATTGTTCTAGCTCCCGTTTAGCTGTGTCATGTGCGCTCCGATAAATAGACGACAACGCTTCGTTAGCAGAGTTGCTTGCTTCGATTTGTTCAACGAAACGTCCGTCGTCGCCAAACGCATTACGCAGTTGGTTACGCCCAATTGTAATACCAGCAAACCCTGCTTTCTCTAGCAGTTCTTCAGCAGTGTCAAATGCGTTCTTAGCATTTTCAAACGCATACGAATTTTGAGCATTTTTAGTAATGTATTCAGCATCAGACATAAGCTGACGAGCAACAGACAAATCATCTGCTGACGACGCTTTTGCCAACAGTCTGCGACCTTCAACTTTCAAAGCCCCTGCGTAGTGCAAAGCAGCCGTTTGCTGAGCAGCTTCATTAATCCTACGGCGTCTGCTGCCTTTGGAATACAAACCGTATGCAACACCAGCAAGAGGTTGGCCCATAAATGTGCCGAACAATGCGCCTTTAGCAAGATAATTGCGACGCAACCGGCCTCTTGCACGACCATCTAGAACTAGTTTTTTAGTTACATCTTTGACTGCAGCATCAAACCCCTTAGGACCGACTGCGTTATACAAGCCAACAATGTCATCACCAAAATCAACGTCAATGCCTTTTTTGGTGCCGTAATCTTTCATTCCTGCTACTAGCAGTTCAGTCTTTTTTAGTTCGTCCCAGTTATCCAGCTTGTGAACAGCCTGCGCTTGCCGCATACGTTCAAAACCGCCACGGAAATTAGCAATAGTGCTCAAAGCACCAATGTTGGCAGCAATACGCATCTGCTCATCAATCTGCACGCGCATCGGCCACTTAGGCGTAGACAGCACAGACTTACGCCAATACCCATACGCAGTATTAGCAGGACTCCGCAACGGTGCCATCAAACGTTCTGTAATTGGAACCAGAGCACGCGCCCTTGCAGCATCAACATTGCGCCCCTTTGCCTTAGCTCGTTCTTCAGCAAACTTGACACGACGGCGAGTTTTAACCTTATTCCAGTTTTCAATCTCCTGATAAATAATGTCGTAACGAGGCAACACAGCAGATTGTTGAACCTGCGAAGGCGAGAACCCAAACTGCTGAACAATAATTTCAGCGTTCTCGTCACGAATAACACGCAACGAAATTTCGTCTCGATACGGATCCAAGAACGGATCAATAGTCGGTTCCGCAGGACCAACTTCTACCTTGCCAGCTTGCATCGAAGTTTCAAGCTCACCCTTAGGATTCGTAACACCAACAATCGTTTGGCGTTCCTCAATCCAAGCGTCATTTGCTTCTTCCCACATTTGACCAGCAGTACGATGATTAACGTCGATACCTGCTAGTGAACCAAAATCTTCGTTCTTGATGAAGTTGTCATCAATTGCATTGTTGATGCGACGGATTGTGGCGTTGTAAAGATCCTCCATTGCGCGATAATCGCCTTGGATCTTTGCAGCAGTAAACTCACCTAGAACTTCGTTGATAGAAATACCAGCATTCTGAAGAATGCGGCCTTCTTCAACACGGCTAGCTTGAGTCAACACTCGTTCAAATTGGTCGATAGCATTTGCTTCTGTAAAGAAAATATGGGTATGCGGCAAACGTTCAGTAATAAAACGAATGCGTCGTGACGATCCAAATGCAGTATTTGGGTTGATGTATTCGCTGTAATCTGCGCCGTTCTTTTGTGCTCGCACTCTATGTTGGCGAGCTAGTTCTTGCAAACGACGACCAAACGGCAGTTCTTTAATCTGACCAACAAAGACACCAGTGCTCAATAGGTTCTGTGCGCCATCACCAGCTTCTGCCAGATTAATTGCGCTGTTCTTGACCATGAGATCGTCGGTCTTGCCAAGCAAATCTTCTAGACCAGCAAGTGCCAAATCAATTGGCATTTCGTTAAGCGTGTCGTAAATTTGCGGATCAGCTTCCAACATGCTTGTTTCAGCATTTGGTTTCATGCGTCGGCGCTGCGACAAAATCAAGTTGTCTTCAAACGCCGAGAACATGGCAAAGTCAAAAGAGTCTGCGGCTTCTTGGGCTGCAGCAGACAATTCGTACCCAACTCGGGTTCCTGATTCAGCAGCATACCTTGGATCAATACCGCCAAGTTCATCCCGAATAATCTTGGCTGCTGCAGCCGCATCGTCAAGTGTGCTGAAATCTCCGGCCAAGAGTCGGAAAGTGTTTAAGCGTTGAGCAGTAGTTTCGCCATTTGCAATGATTCGGATTGATTCGTCTGGCATAGATCGGCCAGCAGCACCAAGAGCGGTTCGGATAATTCCAAATCGTTCATTAGAATTAACTGCTGTTCCCTTAGCAGTTTCTGCTGCATCAACAGAATCGCCTAGCACTTCACGCATAAACGGCGATTCTGCTGCGTTCTTTGCACGCTGAGCCGCAATGTTTCGTTGAATTTCTTTTAGTTTGTCACGTTGGGTATCTGTTTTAGTAAGGAACTTGATTTCCTTACCAGCAATCCTGGCAGGTCGCAAACCAACGCCACCGCCAATAACATGCGATGGCTGCAGTTCCGTTACTCGTGGCGCTACATATTTACCAATAGTGCCGCCGCCAGTAGTTACAAAAGTTCGGCCAAGATACCCGCCAGAACGGCCAGCTACAACAGCACTGCCACGAGCAGCTTTAAGCGCAACCCCGCCTGCAAGCAAAGTTGGATCAATGAGTTCCTGCACAAAATCGGCAGTACCAGAAATCAAATCAAAGAGCGGGTCATCTTGAATCGAGTTGTATTCATCTTGACTAAACGGATCAATATTGTAAAGCGCAGACGCAACCGATTGTCCAAAAGTACGCTTGTCATTAATATCCCAAGCCCGAGACCAAGTATTGAGATCAAGAATTGAATTCTTGCCAGACAAAGGATTCGTTGCAGAAACAACCGTGACAGCCGTACCCAACGGACGGTCAACAAGTTCTTGCATTGTCCAATCGAGGTAACCCAAAACTGGATCGGTAACCCTGCCAAGCGGCTTACGCACAGATTCAGGAATTGCGCCGATTAGCGTTCCACCAAGACCTTCAGGTCCAATAGCGCCAGTCAATGCTTGGCCAAGAAGTTCTTCCTGAAATGAACCAACTACAATTGACAAACCTTCGCCAAAGTTCAACTTGCCAAATTCGCGTCCAGCTTTCAGCGAGTCAACAGCAAAACCGCCTACACCGCTTGCAACATCAGTTGCACCATCTTGAAGTTGATCCCAAAATGCCATTACTTGTCCTCAATGATTCGGACAGGAGTGCCGACTTTTGATGCATCTCCAACCATGCCACGAACAACACGAGCCATATTTCGCAAAGCGGGATCAGCATGAGGCATAGAAGCCATCGCTTCTAGCACAGGCAATACGCTTGCAGCCTTTGCCTGTTGATACTCATCCTTCGCAACATTCAACGGAGGAGTAGAAGCCTGAGTTCCAATCGGTTGATTAGGCAATTCAGTCGGACGGTTAAACCGCGACTCACCCGGCCTCATTACATTTTGCGGCAACGGCACAATAGCCTGAGCTTCTTCTTGCGCCTTTGCTTCGCCATACCCCTGCCCAGAGGCAGTCTGCATAGCCTGTTGACCCTTACCACGACGCGGCATTACAACGCTCCCAACAACTCACGCAAGCCACCGCCCTGCGTAGGCGGCGGACCACCCATAGCTTCAGCTCCTGCACCCGGCTGCGCAATACCCGGCTGTGCTTCAGGAGCCGTTGCAGCAACCTGCTGTGCTTGACGTTCCTGCGCTTCTTTCTGAACCTTGGCAACAGCTTCAGCCAAATCAGCTTTATCGTTCTTGACCATTTCCATAATCCGAGCAAGATCCCCAGGCGGCAACGCACCCTGAGCAGCCTGCTGCTGCAACCCAGCCAACAACGACTGCTCCAACTGCTCAGCAACAACCGAATCGTGTTCTTGCTCAACATCTTCCACAAGCGGATCAATGCGCATAAACGATTCTTTCGACATCGTGCCCATCGCCAAACGCTGACCACCAGCAATCACAAGATTGTTGATGTCCGCGCCAGCCTGCGAATACGACACGACGTTGTCGTCGGTCGTGAAGTGCTTGTTCGGGGTGTAGTCAACCTTGCCCTTGACCTTGCCCATGCTGACGTAGAACGACCGAGGCTTGTTACCGGCGTACGCCTTGCACTGAGCAATAGCGATCCGGTTCTCTTCCTCCAAAGCACGAGCAAGCGTCTTCTGCGTTTCCTGCACCGTAAAGTCCACAACGGCAGACAGGACAGCATCGCCACGGCGACCGGTACGAATGTTGGAGGTGGACTCGCCGCCGAACTCGGCAGGGATACCAGCAGTCAAACGCTGAGCACGCTCAAGACGGTCGATCGCCGGGTTAGTCATGAACCCTGGCTGCATCTGCATATCGCGCAGCGTGCCGCCACGCACCACACCAACCTCACCCGTCAAACCGTTAGCGGTATTGACGATCTTGGGTTGTTCGCCTGCGTTGCCGACCAGCCAGGTGTCAGGGAACACGCCCTTCTGCACAGCCAGCACTTCAAGCGCCATTAGTTTCGCCTGCTGCTGGTACATGCCGAGAATACCGTCGAACTGGCCTCGGGACTCGTCCAGCGAAATCCGGTTCGATACGACAACGGGGCAGCGTCCGATCAGGTTGGGGACACGCTCCAACTCCACGATAACGGGGCTGGTGTCGTCGCTGGCGTAACCCTGGGTGTGCGGGTTACGCAACCCGACCAGCACCGTTTCCATATGGTCGACGTACTCGATCATCTCGATCGGTTCGTCCTTCTCATACGGCGAGTCCTTCACGCCACCAGCGAACCGCAGCGCAGCTTCGGGGTAGAAGGTTTGCATCCAACCATATGATCGTTCATATCCGAACACACAGTCGGCAGGGGTCATGTCGTCCACGCCCCGCAGGTTCGACGGATACGCCGTCAGCGGGTCACGACAATGCCAGGTCGGCACGCCCTTCTTCGGATCGAACCGCAACTGCGTCACAGTCTGTGAGTAGCCGATCAAATGGCGGGCACGTTTTGCAAGCTGCAAGTCAAGCGTCGAGTTTTGCCACCAGCCAAACATGGCCTTGCGGCGGATCTGTGCATGCTTACGGGCCTGCTTGGACGTGTCGTCAGCAGGCGGGCACACAATATCCGGCAAGACCGAAGCGACACGCATAGCGGTCTGGTCTAGGCCCTGAGCAAGAAGGTTCGCGACGGCAGCCGACTCGGTAGTGTCGATCTCAGGCAGCGGCACCACAACGTCACCGTTGTAATGGTCACGAATGTGACGCATACGCGCCTTAACGCCCGCATGGTTTTGCGAACGGCTGTAATACAAATCAACGATGTCTTCAGCAGACTTCATGCGAAATTATCCTTTAAGCCAAGAAGGTCGCCACTGTTGCGGGACATCAACCATAGACGGAGTATAAATCTTTTCAAGATTATGCTCCATAAACCATTGTGCCATAACACAATCGTCAGTTCTAGACCCTGTACCTTCAGGATTCCATTTCGTTACTTCGTTTATAAGAAGGAGCGAATGTGGGCGTGCTGCTGTTCCTTGCTTTCCAGGGAGCCGTACGCGTCCCGCCCGGTATAGCGGCGCGAGCATTTGAACTCCGTATTTTGGGTCGCCTTTATTTTTGGAGTGTGTGTAGTGCGGAACCAGTTCGACACCGCGCGTCGAAGCCCACCTACGGAAGTGGTCGTATTGGAGGATAAACTTCTGGGCCGCATTGGCTTCAACAATCCAGTACTGGATCGGGTGACCCATATCGTTCGAGATTTGCCACCAGTCCTCTGCAATGCCGGTGAAAGTTTGATGCTCATGGTTCCAGTCCAGGAAAGATGGAGCGTCCATCTTCCGACGGTATGACTCCAAGAGATAACGGTATTCGCTGTCTTCGACATACGCCCAGCATTGCAAAGCCCAAAAGTTTGATGGGCTTGGGTCAGCAGAAGCAATGATGACAGGTTCTGACGGAAGGTATGGGGGAAGTTCCCACAAGTCTCTGTCGTTGTCCCAACAGCCTACATGATGAACACCGTCACGACCCTCACCGCCAGAAACCCATACTGGGTCAACAAGAACGGCTGATGGGTCAGCATCTTCCTGCTGGTACAGAATTTCGTACCGGTCAGGAGTTTGCGCTTTGATATGGCGGATCTTCTTCCACGGCAACCGGCGTGGATACAGCAAGCATCCTTCCGGCCACGGTTTCGCATCTAGGCTGTGGTCACCCTCACAACAGTCCTCATAATGGACTTTGTATTTCAAATGATGATATTTGGATTCTTCAAATGCGTCAGTGGGGGAGGGTGTTTCACTAGGC